GGGGCGGATGCCCCCTATTCGTATGGTAGTTAGAGACTGCCAGGATGACCCCCCGACAGGGTGTGAGACTTACCACCTCACAGTGCGAGCATTACGCTCTGAGAATAGACCTATGGGAGGTCCGGGTTTGCATCTGCAAAACCGTCGCGCTTGTTCTCTAACAGCGCGCCCGTTTCCCCTTTAATAGCACCACGGACGTGTGCGAACGAGGGCGAAGTGGAGAAATTGGTGGTGGAGTCGAAAGGCTTTATTTAACCTTAGCTCGGGCAATTTCTGCTCGGGAACTGACCTACGGGCCAGGGCTGTTGTGACAGCTTTAATGTCGTTTGAATCTGAAACTGTATAGGGGTCACCTAGGGACAAGCTCTGACGTGGTTAACTCCACGGCATGCTCAACCTCTATGTGTCGGGCACTGGGCCCTCTGTATAAGAACTGGACAATGACAAAAGATGAGGCATTCGGGGCGTGCCAGTCACCAGACGCGTATCACAATACGTCGTGGCGATTAGAGCCCCTCCTCCCTGCAAATGAGTCTAAAAGAAATTTTGCAACATGAGTCACCAGTCCCGAAGCTGGTGCGCGTCGGGGCCGTCGGAGTGGACGTACATGCCACTTACCCCGCAAAAAAAACGACCGAGGCGAAGTCAGTAACGCCCGCACCCCCCGCTCCCGGGGCTTCGCGTGGAGAGAAGAATAAGTCGTCACCAGGCGACCTTGCGTATTCAACTCATCTGAAAGTCAGCTTGGCTGCTGGCGACCGAGTTATTGACTGGCCCCAACTAAGAGTGAAAGAGGATACTCCTCTCACGCGTCAGATCGCAGAGGCGGTCTACCGTGAACTCCGTGTGGGCCCAGTCAACCCAGGTAGTGGTATTGACCTAGTGAAGCCACTGACCACCTGTCCCTATTTTAGCCTGCCACCGTTTAGCCATTCCCTTTGGAAGGATGCGCTACGTCGTGACAATAAGTCTGAGGAAACGAAGGAGGGTGAGTCGTCGGAGCCTGTGGAGGGCGACGACCTTCTTGCGGAGGCCTGGGCCTTTCGTGAGAAGTGGGAGGTCACAGGACCTGCTGCAATGTGTATCCCCGTGAAGCGTGCGACCTTGGTAAAGTCGTCCACGAAGAAGGGGGTCCCCATTGTGGAGGCCCTGGACCGGCAGCGCGTTGACTCCAAAGAGTTACGTTGCTGTTTGGCTGTCCAATTAGCCCTTCCGCAGAAGAAGAGGCAGTATGACGTGAAGTGGAGCGACCCAGATGGCTCCACCGATGTGCGTAAAGCACAGTCCACGTCATTCGCCCTCGACTTCGTGCTGAAGATCCTCAAGCAGTGGTGTTATGCTGTACGACTGAAGTCCCAGCGAGCACTGCGTGCGATCGTGCAGAACTCATGCAATCTTGGTTTCAAGTTTGACCTGTCAAAGCCTTGTCAGGAACCATGGCTTCTCTTTATGGCCTCGGATATCTTGCTGGATGTCCTAGAAGACCGTCTTGAGAGCCGCATGAAGTTTGTCACGTGCGAGATGGCGCAACGCCTACTGAACGATGAAGAACACCGGGACCCTGTCCCCCCACCAAAATGGCTCAAACTCCAGCCCTCCCTTTCGGGCGGACCGCCGGTAGTGAGCTATATGCGGGGAGAGATGTATGCCTGGTGGGTAAAGCTGACTCACGCGAGCCGGCCCCGCTACGACAAGCCTCACGGCGAGAAGAGCGGTTTCATCGAACAGAGCGCAAACAACCACCTTATGCAGGCTCAGTGCCTGCTCCAACTCAAGAAAGGGTTCCCGGATATTTCCCACGCTTTCCTCGCAGATGCCACTTCGGATTGGTATGGCTTGGCAAAGGAGCGTGCGGACCCAGTGGTTCCCGAGAGTTCGGTTAAGGGTGTGATTGTGTGCGGCTTGCCCACTCAGGTACTTGACGCTGTGACCTGTGACAAGTTTGGTCGCTTTGGACATTCTGACCCGGTCAGTGTTGCCCTCCTACCCCACTCTCCGGAGTTGGGAACCACCTCATCCGTGGCTGGGCAACTTGTTTCCGTGATAGATGCTCCATTTGGCACCGACCGTTACAGGCATCTTGTGGACCGAGGGAAGTTTCCTCTCCTCGTCCCACAGGATCCCACTCCTGGCATCACGCCCAGTGTCCCCCCTGTGGGTTCGCTGAGTGTGCTCTGCCGTCGGGAGTTGGAAAGCCTCTTACCTGAGTTGGGTCTGGTGTTTGACGAGATGATTGATGCTGTGCAGGATAGGCAGCGGGATTGCAAGAGTGTGCATCTGGATGCGGCAGGGACGAAGGTCGTCACCACCCACAGTTGCTCCTCTGATCGTCCTATTGCGACCCCGCCCATTAAGGCCACCTTTGAGGCAAATCGTCCTACGGGGGGTACCTTCTTCGTGTTCCAAGAGTATCTGGTTGAGTTTTCGCGCCATCTGGCCGATCTCACCCAGACCCTGGACGAAGCTTGGGACTCCGTCTCGACGGCCCCTTCGGTGGTCAGCAGCATTATGTCATCGCCCCCATCCTCGCAAGGTTCGTGCGCATCCAATGGCTCGTTCTGGTGGCCAGGAGGACGCGATGCATACCATGAAGAAGAACCGGCTCCTGCGCCGGTGGAGGAGTCTCCTGAAACGATGGAGAAGAGGCATGAGGGCCTCAGTGAGTTACGACGGATGGCGGCTGAACTCAGCGCCCAAGTATTCCGCGTTCCGATCGGGGAGTTTACCTCCTCCACCGGCAAAGTCATTACTATTGACTCACTGATGCCTGTTGCTGCTATGACTCTGGCCCGCTCGGCGGTGCTGAGCTCCCTGATATCAGGCCTGAGGGTACTCCCCCAGGCGCTTCCCGAACCGTTTAAGGTCCGGCTGATCTCGAAGGGACCCGCACTTGCCTACTGGCTTGCTCGTCTAATGCAAAAGCACATGCACTCCAGCCTGACGCTCCTCCCTGAGTTTGAACTGTCCAAGCTATCTGGTGAACGCTCCATTGCGGAGGTGGTCACAGAGGTCCTCGGTACCCCGGTCCTTGAACCGGGCCCCCGAGGCCTCAAGGCCGCCTCTTGTGATTACAAGGGCTCCACAGACAACCTGGCCCCCTCTGTTAGCGAACAATTCGCCAGCAAGTGGGCCAAGCGCTTCGGTTACAGTCCACTCATGACAGAACTTCTTCTGCGCACACTGACACGCCATGTGTTAGTCAAGGAAACCCAAGTCGACCCCGCCGTTTGTTGGAAGCGGTGGTCCTCCGACGGACTCCCCTGGCCTCTGCCAGAGGACTATCCGGAGGAGGTGAGACTCTGGTTGGGTACATTCCTGGAGGACGGAGAGTTTGTGACTGAAGAGTACAAACAGAACTGGGGCCAATTGATGGGCTCCTGCACCTCCTTCCCCGTGCTGTGTGCAGCAAACCTGGCGTTGACCCTTGTTGGCCTTCGCAGAGCAGAGAAAGACATACCGTACGTCGACCAAGTCTGGGCACAGAAGCCCTTCAAAGGCGACCTGCGCGATGGGAGGCTCGACCGCACGGGAGAGCCCCTACCGTGTAGGGACCCCCTTCGAGGGAATGCTCACTTCGGCCGGCCGATCGGTCACTCTGGCTGCGTTGTCAACGGGGACGACCTGTTGTACTTAGCGTTTGCAACGGCAATCGCGATATGGAAGAAGGTCACCACCACTGGTGGCCTTGCACCCTCACAAGGGAAGAACTACGTTTCGCACCTCTTTGGCAACATTAACTCCACGATGTTTACCCTAGGGTTCCTGCAGTTCGACCCGGTGCCAGTTCCATCCACAGCCCACCTTGCCTCCCAGGCAACGGAGGGCCCCAGTGCCCCCCCCGTGCGAGTGTGGCTCCACGTACCCTACCCCAACTTGGCGGTTTTGATGCCCCCCGGTGTCTTGGAGTACGAAGAGTTCCTCGCATGCGGGCCTAGCTGGCAGAACGCATATCTCAATGTGAACGCTAAATTCAGCAGTGATGCCCGTCCTCGGATGCAGGCGTCGCGTGTTGGATGGTGCGCAGAGACAAGTCTGTCAAAGGACGACATGTGTTGCTGGTGGATCCGGGCGTGGGCCCCGTATCTCGCGTACATACCGAAGCACTATATGAATTGGTTTCACCCTCGTCAGCTGGGTGGGTTTGGGCTTGAGGCAACTCGGCCCTATGACTCCACCCCCCTGCAGTTGCGGATTGCCAAGGCTCACATGGACAATGTGGACCCAGACCAGTGGCTAGAGAATGCCATAGGTTTTGGGCCTGATGAGCCGGAGGTGCTAACTAGCACGCGTGAAGACGCACTTGTCGTGGAGCGCCACCTGATTGACCGAGGGGTTGTCAAGCGGGTGCTCCTACACGATAAGTCTCTTGTGGCAGGCCAAGTGGTGCCCGACCTCAGTCGAATGGAAATGTGTCTGGTCCTTTCAGGATTTTCAGGCCATGTACTCCCCACTCTCCGAAAGGAGGGTGTGGGGTTCCCAATCAGTCTCGAGGAACGGGTGGGCGAGCTCGACGGACTTCACTATTCCGACCGAGCCTACCCGGGCGCCAAGGCCGCATGCAGGCGGGCTGAACGACTAGCGAAGTCGAGCCGACAAGACTACCAGATCAGTTTTAGCTGTGTCCCCATCACCCGTGATGGCCCACTTGCCGGAACGATGCACTGGACGTCGCGTTCGATTTTAAAGAAGGCACAGTGTTGGATCAAAACCTGTCAGACCATGGCCAAGAAATCGGCCGAACAGTCTGGCAGGACCACCGTGCCCGCTAGCGTCCATGCCTGGGTTAACAGGGTTGTCGTGACAGTGATGTCAGAGGAGTGGAGACAGACGTCCTTCGAGCCGGTGCTGCAAGGCAGCCCGCTTGACGGTCGAGTCCGCTTTGGTGCGTATCCGGTTACAAAGACCGGGTTGGAACGATGGAACCTAGACAGCGACCTTGAGGGTCCCCCTGGCTTTCCAATTCGAGTTCAAACCACCGAAGTGTCCCCCCACCAGCTCCTGCTGGAGTGGCCCGCAGATTGGCTGCTACAACAGGCCTTTGGCGATGACGCGTTCGAGTCGGAAGCGGACGCGATGTTACGAACTTTCATGTAGACACTGCGTTTGAGTGTAAATAAATAATTTGATGTGTAATCTCTCCCTGTGTTAATTCACGAATTGAGAATGTGGTATAATTGGGCGTAGGGGGGGTGGTTGTGATGTTCACGGTGATTCCACTGGACAAATCCGTAACGATCTTCACCCCCCCCGCCCGACAAATATAAAAATACAAAGGTACAAGGGTCGTTGCTTTCCAGCAACTTCTACTCTACTATGGTGGCGTCTTTAACCGCCTACCACATTGGCCTTAACCGGCCGCTGCCCCCACAGCAGCTATACATCAGGGCTTCGTGTCACTACACGTAGCCCCCCGA